CTTGCCCTAAGTTTGATTTCTGTCTCTTCTTGATTTTTTTATATTGTTTTATTAACTTATCGACTTCTGCATTAGGTATGTTCACCTTCAATTGTTCATCTTGATTTTGAACAAATCCTAAGCCAGTTTTCTCTGTTCCTTTTTGATCATCTATGTAATCATTTATTCCTTCTTGTATCTCATCTTGAATAAGTGCATTGATCTGTGCACGAAGTTCTTCATCCTTCATGATCTTCTTTTCTTTTTCTTATCTGGTGCTTTATATCCCCACATGGCTGGGTTAATGTTTCCATGACCAAAATCTATACCTTGAAGAGATCCCTTTCCAAACTTATCAAAATATAAATCAAAGATGTTTACCTTTGACCCTCTACATAAATCAAAATGAACTTTATCCTTTAACTTATAAGTTACTATCATCGCATCACTAGGGTAATTTGTTTTTCCTAGTTGCTCTTGATTAGCATTTTCTATAAGTAATTCACATCCATACTCAGCAATGGCCTCTTTCTCTTTCTTATCCCATGTTGGTGGGTTTGGTGGGGTTGCTGTTTTCTTAGTTTCAGTTGCCATAAGATCTATCACTCCATTTAATATCAGGAAATGCCTCCGCAACAATTGGTTGCGAAAGTTTATATTTTTCAGTAAGGTTCTTATCTTTGACTAGACAAATAATCTTTGCCTCTTCTGGATGAAGACCTTCTAGCATTTGGATAAACATACTCTCTCTACGAAGAGCAGATAATTTATCATTACCACCTTTGATAAAATGATATAGGTTTTTCCATTCTCTACGAAGAGATGTGTGATCTGTTCCTACAGGAACTTCATTCTCTTTGTATGGAACTTGCCCATCAGGAACTGCAGACTTGACACTAGAATCAAAGTTCCATATTAGAATAGCAGTCAGAGCATCATTTCTATATTCTTTTAAGATGCTTATCTTCTTTGCTTTTGTTTTTTGTTCTTCAACGAGATCAAGAATCTCATGAACGAAAGGATTAGGAGGAAGTTTTACTCTTGCTTTTGGAGTCACTTTTGTAACTGCAGCATTTCCAGCTGGAGTTCTAGTCGTTTTCCTCGTCGTCTTCTGTGTTGTCATGTTGTTCAAATCGTACTGCTAAAATTTCATCGGGTGATAGGTTTCCATTTTCA